AGATATGATAATCAAATGTAGATGTGGGAACGAACTACTACCCCAGAAGCAAAAGTGGTGTTCCGATATCTGCCAAAGGAAGTATCACGAAGCGCCTTATAAATTAAGAAAAAAGACTATGAATAAATGCCAACACACATTCGTAAAGGTCAGTGACTCATGGATTGACATAAATGGAGCTACCATTCCAACTTCAGTAGTATGCCCTTACTGTGGCCACACAAGACACATTCATGAAGACGGAACAATAGAAGTTATCAGAGACGCTGGTAGAGTAACCTTTAAGAAAAATGACGAATGAGTCAGACACCAGTAAAACCATACCTGGATATCCACGACTGGATAATGAGAGAGGAAATAAAGAACGAAAAAGGGGATCGTATTGAGTTCGACGAACACCCTTTCCTTTTTGATATATACGCAGACCAGACTCAACACCTGACAGTAATGAAAGCTGCGCAGGTGGGTCTTACAACAGCAGAGATGCTCAAGAACCATTTTGATGCTAAACAGTACAATCTTGACATCATCTATACACTACCAACCGACGGAGATGTGAAAGTCATGGTCGGTGGAAAAATGAATCGTATCATTGCAAATAATCCAACAATGCTCAATGATGTGACAGACAAAGACTCCGTGGAGAGCAAACAGATAGGAGGCTCAATGATTTACTTCCGAGGGACATTCACAAAGAAAGCGGCCATGATGACCCCGGCTGATCGTGTAGTCCACGACGAAATAGACAGCTCAAAGCTAGAGGTTATCTCAGACTTCCAAGCCCGACTCCAGCACTCCAAACACAAGCAGACACATGTCTTCTCTCATCCATCACTCCCGGAGACAGGAGTACACGCAGAATGGATACAATCAGACCAGAAACACTGGTTTGTCAAGTGTCCTCATTGTTCACACTGGCAGTACCTCTCCTGGAACATGGAAGACCCGAGCAAGATGTCAGTAGATTTAATAAGAAAGAAATACATATGCAAGAAGTGTAAAAAAGACTTGCCTAGATATTCAATACGAGACGGACAATGGGTAGCACGATACCCTGAAAGAAGCGACAAGAGGTCTGGCTACTGGGTGCCACTTCTTATCTGTACATGGATCTCCCCGGAATGGCTCGTGGATAAGTTCCAGCACAAAGACACAACAAAGGAATTCTTCTACACAAAGATACTCGGAATACCGCATGCAGACGCAAGCTCAAAGCTACTCAGAAAGAGCTTCATGCAGAACCTGACAGGAAAACCATATGCTCCAGGCAATAATGAAAGAGTGGTGCTAGGAATCGACACAGGGCTGAAACTGGACTATGTAATAGGAGATAAGCACGGAGTCTTCTACCAGGACGACTGTGAGGAGTACAAGACCCTGGACGGCTACATGGACCGATGGAAGAAGATGATCGCAGTGATAGATGCAGGAGGAGACTTGATAGGCTCAAGAGCATTCGCAGCCAGATGGCCCGGAAGAGTATTCTTGTGCTACCTCGGAGGAGACAAGAAGAATAATGAGATATTCAAGTGGGGCAAGAAAGACGAACACGGAGCAGTCCATGTGGATAGAAACAGAGCAATACAGCTCGTAGTAGATGAGTTCAGAACAGCCAGAATCCCGGTACATGGAACAGAAGAAGACTGGTACGAATACTGGCTAGACTGGAACAACCTCTCAAAGCTGAAGATACTGGATTCAGAAACCAATGCAATCAAAGGATACAAGTGGGTACGATCAGGTCGAGATCACCGCGCCTTAGCGACTGTATTCTGGAGAGTAGGCATGAGTAGGTTCGCAACAACAGGTGAGATAATAGGAACCATAGCAGATGAAGCAAAACCAAACAGCTATGAGATAGGCCCGGACAACACAGTGTCCTTTGACCCTGAAAAGCTGTTCGACCTAATGGAAGATGAAGAACAAAATGACTGGAGAGTACCATCATAAAACTATGTCAATAATCACCGACGGAGAAAAAATAATAATAGATGGAGAAGATGCAAAGGAGTTCTTGGCACTCAAGTTGTACCGCGACAAGTTCGTGGCACTACTTCAAGCAGGAGTATTCGAACTGAAGAATGGTAAAGCAGAAGTCAACTGCGCCAACGGACAAATACAAATAATCAATATCCACACAAGGACCTACAAGCGAGCCGTCGACAATGGTACAATACCAATATAGATCGGAAGAGGTCGTCCCGATTAAATTAATTGATCAATTAACAAATTTCTATGAATGACGAAAATGTAAACACAACAGAAGAGACAACTGAAGAGGCAACTGCTTCCGACGCTCCTGCTGTTGAAGAAGCCACAGAAGAAGTAGCTGAAACTCCAGAGGGAGAAGAAGTTGCTACTGAAGAAGATTCAGCTCCTGAAGCCGAAGAGGCTGTAGAGGAAGTAGAGGAAGAAGAAGCTGTGGAAGAGTCTCCTGCAGAGGAGGCTGTAGAGCCAGCATCAGATTGCGTACACTGCGGACGATCAGACTGTTGCGGAGTAAAGTAAACAAAAAAGCCTACAGTTAATCTGTGGGCTTTATTGGATCTGAATGGATGTGTAAGTTGGATACCTCCGGCACAACCAAAAATATAAATCTTCAATACTCCACAAGTCTGCCTATAGGACACCAATCATAGGATAGGTGCCGTACAGAGGATATTATGTAAACAACTTATTCGTGGGTTCGATTCCCACCAGATCCGCTGGTCACAGTTCTTTAACAAAACAATAATGGAGGTTATCCTTATGCAATTTGACGCCAATATGTCGTGTCCTGTTTGTCATAAGATAACCAGACACCACATAGAATACTGGAAAGTCATTCACGACAGCCGTATTCTTACACAACTCACAAGCATCAAAGGTATAGACTGGAGAGAGCAACTTGATGTAACTCAAGTGCTATTCAGCAGACTATGCCTTAACACTTTAGGAACAGAGACAGTCTTAGTCAATGGTAGATTAAAGACTGTTGGAAAGTATTGTCTCTACATGAAAGAAGACCGATTTGAATACATACCGAGGGAAGATTGGAACGCTCTTATAAAACTAGGGCGCGAAGATTATCCTGAATACTTTGGAGAACCAGAATGAAATTCTTAGGAAAGATATTCATGGCCTTGATTGCAATATGGGTACTCAAACTCATCAGGCATCAGGACCACAATACAAAAAAACACAACTCAGATACCCACTGGGTATAAAACACACCGAGGTATAGCATGAAAACTAGGAAGAACAAGTGTCCCAAATGTGGAGTGAGATACCGCAAAGCAAATGGAGAACACAAAGACTACCGGACCAAACATCATTTATACCCTCAAAGGTATGGTCAGAGTAGTGAAACTGTTGGAATCTGTAGAGGCTGTCACACCCTCCTGGAAGAAGCAATACGCTTCACTGAGAGAGTGGCCCGGAGGAGAGGAGAAAGACTCCCTTTTCCAAAAGCTAAGTATATTGAACTGTTCGATATGTTCATATCTTAGAACACTTGAAAGAGTATTCCACAGAATCAACAAATATATAAAAACTCTGTGTGGTACAATTTAAGTAAAGGAAGCAGTCAGATTTCACTACCTTTTAAGAACAAGGCCATCACAGGCCATTATCAACTAGGAAAGAGGCTCTTCCCAAAACAACCCTAGCGCTGCCTCAATGACAGTGCTAGGGTTACTTTTATGGTATGACAATGGTTATCCACAGTCTGGCAGTTGTGGACAAGTTATAAATATGTTATAAATAAATTAATATCGGTATGCGCGCAACTTCTCACCACTGATATCATTTCACAAATAATTGTTGGTAGCTCCAACTCACACATTGAGCGGGCTGTTGATTCTTCGGAATCGGCAGCCCCCTTTTGCATATAAAATATTATGAATGACTCAGACACATCAGGATACATAGGTCTAGGCCTAGATATCAATAAACAATCAGGTGAAATCACACCTGAAACTCAGGAGGGAATCGTCTCAGAGAAACTCCCTGAGCTTACTTTGTCGATGGACAATACAAACATCGCAAAACTAACACAGAAATGGGAAAAAGCATGGAACGAATCAGAAAAGAAACAAGAATGGGAAAAGCAAATAAAAGAGAATGAAGAATACTGGCTAGGAAAACAATTTGATAAACCAAAAGCAGACAAGAGTCGACCACAAGTAGACAACCTAATCTTCGAAGCACTAGAAACATACCTACCACAAACCACAAGGCGGAACCCGGAGCCTCTTGTGGCTGTTCACTCTTCAGCAAAGAGCAGAGTACCAAATCCGGTACATGAATTATATGTAGAGAAAGTAAAAAACAGACTGACAGACCTTGCAGACGAAAACAAACTAAGACTAAAGCTAAAAACATCAGCAAGACACTGGGCTATATATCACTTAGGAGTCACAAAGTTCGGATGGGACTTAGACAAGGATATGCCTGTAATAAGGGTTATTAGGGCCAAGAGACTGATCCTAGACGCAGATGCGACAATAAGTGAGGATGGCTACACAGGAGACAGGATAGGAGAGCATAGAAAGCTCAAAGCCTCTACAATACTTGCAATCATCGGAAACGGAGATGGAACGCAAGAAGCTATAACACTAATCAAAGAGAAATCAAAAGATAACGAAGCCACAGAGATAGGCTTCATTGAATGGTGGACACCAGAGTTCCTTGCATGGACAATGGGAAAGACAGTTCTTCTTAAGAAGAAAAATCCACACTGGAACTATGACAGGACTTCCCAAGAAGTGAGTGTTGATACATTCGGGAATGAAACACCATCAGAAGAAGAGGTTCCAGGAGTAAACCACTTCCCGGTACCAAGAATGCCGTATACATTCCTCTCAGTCTTCCAGTTAGGAGATCAACCAATGGACAAGACTGGACTGATTCAACAGAACCTATCAAATCAAGACTTAATCAATAAGAGAAACAAGCAGATAGACAAGAACGCAGACAAGATGAACGGAGGAGCTGTAGTCTCACTTGCACGATCAGGACTATCACAATCACAGGCCAAGAATGTAGTAAGAGCAGTTCGAGATGGTGGAGCAGTCCTAATCCCAGACGGATCACCTCAAGACGCAGTATACTTCCCACAAGTACCATCACTTCCAGGAGATGTATATAACCAGCTACTTGATACACGATCACGACTAAGAGATATCTTCGGAACATCAGGATCAACACCAGCCGGAGTAAAGCAAGAGGATACAGTTCGTGGAAAAATACAAATCCGAGGACTAGACACAGATAGAATAGGTGGTGGAGTATCAGAATACCTAGAGCAGTACGCAGACGATATATATAACTGGTTCGTACAGCTTCTATATGTATATGACGAAGACTTCCAAATGCTTGACGGAAACATTCCGCCAAAATTGACCATTTCAGTAAAAGAGGGGTCACTACTACCAAAAGACAGTATATCCATCGCAAATCAAGCCCTGGAGCTTGCTAGGATGAATAAAATATCAAACATAGACCTCTACAAACGACTAGAATATCCAAACCCGGACGAACTAGCAGCAAATGTCTGGCTAGAAGCTAATGCACCACACATCCTCTACAAAGACAATCAGATGGTCCAGGAAGCACTAGGACTACTACAACCGCAAGCAGAAGAGCAAGCCCCGGCAGCAGAGGTGCCACAAAATCAAATACCGATACCAGAAATTACGGAAGAGGGTGCAGGCGCACCAGATAGGTCGACTCTTCCCGAAGTCCCAATTACCGCAGGATAAAATGGGAGCTAAAATGAGCCAGAAGCTGGCAAAGGTCTTTGCAGAAAAGACCAAAAAAATCATAAAGCTACCAGATTATAAGAAACCACAATTGAACAATGATAAGAAAAATTAAACCAAAGAGTGACTCTCCAATGATGGACGGACCAATGAAGTAAGAGAAACGAAAGATATTCCCACACTTCAGGATAGAGAATACCCACTTACCAGAAGCGAAGAAGTGGGACATCGGGAAAGAGTACACAATTACTTTGAAACTAAAAATGACAGGAATCTCAATAAGTAGATTCCAAAACGATGCAGAGTTTGACATCATCGGCATCGATCCTCAAGCAAAGGATACAAAATAGATGTTGTGGGCGCTTAATAAGGAGACATCGCCCCCCTCCACAATAAATTTCATAACATGAATGACGAATCACCGGTGCGGTTCAATCCAGAGGGGCAACCAGCCTTTCCAATTGCGAACACGGAGACAGACGACTCCGCTGCTTCACCAGCAGAAGAAACAGACGCTGAAGACACTTCATCATCAGAAGAAGACAACGACTCTGATGCAGATACAAACGACGGCGTAGAAGATACTGAAGACGACGCTGAGGACGGCGACGACGACGATACTGAAGAGGGTAAGAAGCCAGTCCATACTCCTAGCCCGGAAAGATGGGTAGAAAGAGAAACGGACTGGAAAGATAGGTTTAATGATCAAGAAACGAGACATCTCGAAAGCATCACTAAACTTAGAGAGGAGTTTCAGGAGAAGTATGGTAAACCGGCCGCAAAAGGCCCAGACCTACCATCCGAAGTTCCTTCATGGTTTGGAGGAGACGAAAAGCAATGGGAAGAATTCAAGCAATTCAACTCAGAACAAATCAAGGCAGCCCAAGCAGAAGCAAAGGCTGAAACCACAAAGGCAACCGAGACTGAGCAGACAGCAATCAGGGAGGCTACTGACTATCTGAAGTCAGAAGTCACATCGATTCAGACTGATAAGACTATCAATCCAGACGGAGTGAAAGTCGATCAGAACAAGCTACTCAAATTCGTCCTTGATAACGAACTCGTTGATACACAAGGAAGATGGAACTACCGCGCAGGCTTCAAATTAATGCAAGCAGGTGTGAAGTCCATAAACAAAGAGACTATCAAAGAGAAGAAACAAATTGCCGGAGCGACCACATCAGAGGGTCGTGCAGAAACCGAAAAATCAACCATCACGACATCGGAGGACTTTCAAAATCCTGCGAACAAGCCGTGGTAAAACATTTATAAATCTAATTCACTAATAACATGGCAGAATTATATGGACAGAGAATTCAAACTACAGTAGCGCAAAAATACTTGCCTTTCGTAGTTGATACAACTCTGAACTCAAATGTACTATTCCAGAGAGTAGTACGAGCAGGGAAAAAGTGGAGTGGACGAACTCTTCGTGTACCTGTAAAGGTATCAAAGAACACAACAGGTGGTTCTTTCAGAGGATTCGATACATTCTCAACATCTGCAACTGATAATCGTCAATACATGGAGTTCACTCCAAGTTTTTACCAAATTACAGTTGCGCTTCCAGGTGACGAACTTTCAGTAGCTGATACAGAAGACAAAGTTCTTGACTTGATGAAGTTAACAATTCAATCAGATACAGAAGACATGGCCGATGACCTTGGTACTATCTTCTATGCTGATGGAACTGGAAACAGCTCAAAGGACCCACTTGGTCTTGCAGCACTTGTTGACGACGGATCAGCCGTTGCTAACATCGGAGGACTTTCACGATCAACTTACAATACTCTACAAGGTACTGTAACTGCATCAGGAGGTACTCTAACTCTTGCTTCATTAGACACATTGTTCTCAGCAGTAACTTCTGGTTCACAGAAGCCAACCGCTTATTACACAACTGAAGCAGTATCAAACCTTTATGGCCAGCTTCTACGACCTCAAGAGAGGATCATGAAAGACGCTAGCTCAATGAAAGGAATGACAGGAGGAACAGGATTCGCATCACTTGAGTTCAACTCAAAGCCAATCCTTCAGGACGAAAAGGCAACATCAGGAGCCTTCCAAGCCGTGAATGAAACTTACATAGACTTCTATGCACTTCCATTCTTCGGAGCAAAAGCAGTAGCTTACAAGTCACAAATCAAGGGTAATGATTATGCTGCTCCAATCGGACTAGGATTCTCATGGAGTGACTGGGTAGTACCTGCTAACGCAGGATCAGTAGTAGGACACATCTACTTCGGTGGACAGTTCATCACTACAAACCCTAAGCGACACGGAAAGCTGACAGGTATCACAGGTATTTAGTCGAATACTTGTTTATTCATTAAACACAAAAAATCATGACAGTATATATTGAATCATATGTACCCCCAGTACAGGAGCATGGGCTACACACCCAGAAAGCTGTATCACTAGGTAGTACATTAGCTGTAACAGGTGCTTTGACACAGACAGGTGACGCTTCTTTCGCAGGAGCCACAACTGGACTAAAGCGAACAGCTGAAATACAACTGACAGGAACAGGAGATACTTTGGTAGCAGCAGAATCTGGAAAGATGATGATCGCTACAAAGGCATCTGCTACACAGACATTTGTGTTGCCATCAGCAGCTACATCCGGATTGCTATTCACATTCAAATGTGGAAATGCAGCAGGAGAAATTCTTATTAACCCAGCCGGATCGGAGGTAATCCAAGCAAGAGCAACAAATGATGCTGGAGCCGACATTACACCAGCCGGAGGTACTGGTATTAAGAACACTGCTGGAACTAATGTTATTGGAGACTACATCACGCTAGTTTCTGATGGTGTTAGCAAGTGGTACACAGTAGCTCAGTCAGGGATTTGGGCTTCTCAGTAAGAGTAAATTATTAATCTAATTAAGTTAAAAACATGACAGATTTAACAGGAACAGGACCAGCAGTTGTTGGACAAGGACTCTTCGTAGATAGCTCAACAGCTGTCCACAATATAGGAGAACTTGTTCACTCAAATGATGGTCGCGCATTCCGATATTGTCAGGCTGGTGCCGTTGCACTTGCAGCAGGAAAACTTCAACAGTCTTCTGCTCAAGATACAGGCGACCATAACCTAGCAATTGCAGCTGCGGCTGCAGGCGCAACTCAGATCGTCACAACTGGAACAGTCACCGTGACTGCAAACCAGTACGCTGGCGGATTCGTTGGAGTCGCTGACGATGCAGGGGAAGGATTCTATTACAAAATATCAGGACACGCAGCTGCTGCAGGAGCAGTAGTGACACTTGATCTTGAGGATGAAATCCAAGTAGCATTAACTACTTCAACAACAATCGATCTCATCAAGAACCCTTATGCTGGTGTGATCATTAACCCAACAACAGTTAGCTCAGCTCCAGCAGGAGTTGCCGTACAAGCGCTTACAGCTGCTCACTTCGGATGGCTACAGGTATCAGGACCTTGTTCTGTGCTTGCTGACGACACAATTGGTGTTGGGCTAGATGTAGTTGCATCCGCAACAGTCGCAGGAGCTGTAGAAGTTACAGCAGATGGCGCACCAGAGATCATGGTAGTTGTAGGAACAGCACTAGTTGCTGCTACTTCAGCAGAGTACGCAATGGTCAACCTAAGACTAATATAGTCTTAAGTTTCTGATTCTACTCAGCCCCCTCATAGGGGTTGGGATAGAGTCAGAAGCAAACATTCAGCGCTTAATAAATAACGCCGATCGCTGAACGGCTTGGGTATAAAAAGCGAGTGATAACCCCCTCGCACATAACATTATGAAAACAGCACTATTCACAAACTTCTCAGAAGAAGAATTCACAGGCCACTGGGATGGCAAGGGTAAAACATTTACTCCCGGCCAGACTATGTACATGCCTGATTATCTAGCAGGACATTTCGCAAAGCACTTAGTAAACCGAGAGCTTCTACGAAAGAAAGCAGATGGTACGCCTGTCTATGCAAATGGAGAGAAATTCGTATCACCTAAAAAGCCAGAGGATGTTCCACAATATATGGATCTATTCAATAAGGCATTCACACCTGATGATGAAGAGGCACTAGGAGACAAAAAAGACGACATCGATACACTAATCAAAGTCGCTAATAAAAACAGAGAGAAAAAACCAACAGTCGCAGAAAAGCAGGATCCTAATGGACCACAAATCATTCTTCCACCAGAAGACGACGAAGACGATAGTGAAGAGAGCTTTGGAGGTAGTCCAGTAGAAGATGAAGTATCAACTACATCATCAACAACTGAAACAGCCCCGGAGACTAATTAAAAAACGCCATGACACAAACACCAGGAACATTTTCAAGAGATGCAAACGCGGTGCCAATCACCACAGATGGAATCATTGTCAGTAAGACAGTGACCTTTGATGGTGCTACAACAAACGACCCCGGAGACTTCGACGGAACTGGAAATCCAGCAACATTATTCACTGTAACTGGTGATGTTCTTGTTCATGTATTTGGGGTGTGTACTACTTTACTAGCAGGAGCGTCGGCAACACTAGAGGTAGGAGTGACAAGTGGTACTGCGCTACTTATAGCTCTAACAACAGCTACTGATATTGACGCGAGTGAAGTTTGGATAGATACAACACCGGGACTGATACAGGCAATGCCTGCGACTCAGATAATTCCATCAGGTCAAGACATCATCCAGACAGTCGCAACAGCCAACATCACAGCAGGAGTAATAACTTACTATGCTATATGGAGGCCATTATCAAACCAAGCTAATCTAATAGCAACTTAAAACATGCAACTCCTTAACCTTAAAACAGTAAAAAAAGAAGAAAACAAAGGTACGGCGGAGCGAATTGATAGAGTTGAGAAGCTACACCTAGCCGAGACGACAGCCGTCAAAGACCTCAATCAAACGAGGGTGGCTGTTAAGGAAGAAAAGGCACACTTGGATAAGGAACTTATAGATCACAGGATCAAGACATCAGAGGAAAAGAAAGCGCTCACAGAAGAAGTGCTAGCGCTAGAAGAAAGAAAGAAAGATGCCCTGAAGCCAATCAAAATACAAAAACAAGAGGCTGATGAACGGATAGCATTAGCTGATCAAAAAGAGAGAAAAAACAAAAGCTACACAATTAGCTTATCGGAAAGAGAAGACAAACTAATCGAGAGAATTGATTCACTCTCAACTAGTGACCAGGAATTAGAAGACAAAAGAGAAGACCTTGATAAGCGAGAAGCTGATCTCAAGGACGAAGAAGAATCAAACAAGTTATCGATACAAAAATGCAGTGAGTCGTGGAAGAAACTTCATGAAGAAACTCATTACATGAATAAATATATAGAGAAAAAAGAGAAGCTGATGGCTAACCAAGAAAAGTCAAACAAAGATTACGAAGAGTCACTAAAAAAGAAAGACCAAACACTTGATACAAGAGAATTACAGCTCGATGATCAGAGGAAGACCCTGGAGCGAGCGATTGCGAGAGTAAACAAAAAAAACAATGAATGATGCAAAAAGAGATAATAATAGCGTACCAACCTTAATAGGTGTATTAAATACGAATGGAGAAACACCTAAAAGAATATATGTTAATACAAGTAACTCCAACTCTCTTATAACAGAGGATAGTTCTTCCGGGTCTGATAATGGACCTGTAAACGCCAAGAGAGATGCGAATCAAATACCAGTAGCAATGGTTGCTTCCAGCGCAGGAGACGGAGCGCCAGTTGCTCTTTATGTGGACTCAAGTAATCGATTATTAATAGATAGTAATTAAAATAATATTATGGCAGATGCACCAAGAGACAAAAACTCGATTCCTACACTGTTAGGAGTATCGAGCGCAGACGGAGTAACTCCTGTTGTTCTTTGGGCTGATCCAACAACCCATAGACTGTTGGTGGATTTGCCTGCTGGCACAGGAGACTTTACAGGCCCGGCCTCATCAACCGACAATGCTGTTGTTAGATTTAACGGCACGGGCGGAAAGACTGGACAAGATTCAGTCGTACTTATAGGAGACACAGGGGCTATTACTGGCGCACTGTCTCTCAATCTTTCAGGACTCACAGCTTCTGAAATACTTATAACAGACGGCTCAAAGAATCTAATATCAGCAGCGGTAGCAACATACCCATCACTTGCAGAGCTTGCATATGTAAAGGGTGCAACTTCATCAATACAAACACAGATAACAGCAAGGCAACTAATCCTTGCAGAAGGTGCTTTTGTAGATGGTGATAAAACAAAACTAGATGGTGTAGAAGATGGAGCTGACGTAACAGACACAACTAACGTAACAGCAGCAGGAGCATTGATGGATTCAGAGCTTACCTCTATCACAGATGTCAAAGCGTTAGACCAAAGTGTAGTCAGCGGTGCGACACCAACTTTCACAAACACAAACTTCACAGAAGCAACTGACATGAACTATGTTACAGATGCAGAGCAGACGGTGATAGGCAACACAAGCAATACCAACACTGGAGACGAAACAGCAACCACTTTGGGAGCAACCATTGGTGGAGCTGGCGACGCAACACCTAACGATACAGACTTCGTAGCAACTTCTCTTACAGCAGCTGGAGTATTGAAGAAAATAACTTGGACAAATGTTAAAGCCTTTCTAAAGACTTACTTTGATACTCTATATGCAGCAGTTTCAGGATTCACCCTAACAGGAGTAATGACACTTGGAGAGAATGCTTCAATAGCACTAGACCCAGCAGGTTCAGCAGACGGAAAGTATTCAGGAACAACAATCACAGGAACGGGTGGAGAAACAATAGCCTTTGGAGAGCCTGTATATCTAAAAGCAGCAGATACTGAGTGGTACAAGACAGACGCTTCTGGAGTAGCTACAGCAGGTGCAGTCCTAACAGGAATATGTGTACTAGCTTCCACAGATGGAGGAGCAATTACAGTTCTTATGCAAGGACAGATAAGAGCCGACGCAGCATTCCCAACATTCACAGTAGGAGGTCAAGTATTCCTTTCAGAGACATCAGGAGATGTTACACAAACAGCACCAACAACAACAGATGCGGTGGTTCAGTCGGTAGGATATGCTCTTACAGCTAACGAGATGTACTGGAATCCATCACCTGACTTTATAACTCACACTTAATATGGCAACAGTAAATGCATTAGTAGTAGGGGGGGGAGGAGGTTCTGGTGGAGGTAGTGGAATTAGGGGTGGAAGTGATGGTCCAACAACAGATTCAACAGGTGGAACAATTACTACCTCAGGAGCAAATACAATCCATACATTCACATCAAGTGGAACTTGGACAATGGTTGGTGCAGCACCCACAGGCCCAGTAAACGTAAAAACAATTAACGGCTTAACTATAAGATAATGGCAATAGCATTTGATGCATTTAGTTCTGGAAACACAGGTACAGCAGGTGTACTAACTTTTTCTCACACCTGTACAGGTAGCAATAGAATATTGTTTGTAGGGGTTCATAGTAATGACACATCCGATGTTCTTACAAGCGTTACTTACAATGGTGTGGCTATGACGGAAGTAAATAAGGTCCAAGAAACTGATGATAGTGTTTGGAGTTATTTATATTTCATAGTAGCACCAGCTACAGGTGCTAATGATGTTGTTGCTACATTGAGTACAACGGCAGACCTTTGGGCAAGGTCAACCTCCTATACTGGTGCGGCACAAACGGGACAACCCGATGCAAATGCTACAGGTAATGCGAACACACCTCTTACAGTAGTTACCACAACTATCGCTGATAATTGTTGGGTTGTGTTTTCACCTAAAAGTCAAACTGGTGGAATAACAGCTGGGACTGGATATACCGATAGGGCAGCTGGTAGCTCTATTAGTATTGGAGACTCTAATGGTCCCAAAACCCCAGCAGGAGATTATTCAATGACGGTTACAGATGTTAATGGACCAAATGCAATAGCTGGTGTTGCAGCTTCATTCGCACCTTTTGTTGTTTTACCAGAAACAAAAACATGGAATGGTATAGCAATCGCAAACATAAAAACATACAACGGTATAGCAATCGCAAACATAAAAACATTTAACTCTGTAGCCTAATATGACCATATCTACAGAAACAAAAAACTACATAGACGACAACATCAGGAAGTCCACAGACTCAAGTATTCAAGCGATAACAAACAATTTAGGAAACCTAGACAAGAACTTTAATGATATGAGGGTAACTCTGCGTGGAATGAAAATCACAGGGGAAAATACCCTTGCTCAAGCGACAAAGACAAACGGTAGAGTTGATAAGGCTGAAGAAGACTTAAAATTAGCGACCAAAGAAAGGAGCGACTTAGAGCTACATCTAGCCGTAGCAGACCAACAACACAAACTAATTAAGGTAGTCGCTACGTTTGTAGGGGTAATCGCATTAGTACAAATGGCTTCAATTCTTTTCGGAGTACCAACAGACCAGTTATTCAGAGTAATACTAGAGTTGATATGATGTATGTAGTAATAACAATCGCAGAAAATAACATAAAGTAATATGAATGAACCACTTATCATAAACGGATTTGACCAGGCAATAGCCGAATCACCGCACAAGGGATTCTCTTATATGAGCCGTGTGGATATTGAATCGTTCCCTGGAGCTTTGAAAGCAGGAAAAGACCTCGCAAGTCTGTTCCACGCTTCATATACCTCAACATTCACAGCAGTTGCCGCCACTGATATTTGTACCGCCACAGCCACTGTCCCTGAAAACAGCACAGCAGTAGTATTGACTACAACAGGAACTCTTCCAGCAGGACTATCGACTGCGACAAACTACTTCGTAATCAAACTGTCAGCAACAACATTCAAACTAGCGACTACAATAACAAACTCCGAAGCATCTACTCCGATAGATATTACTGACACAGGCACAGGAACACATACACTCACAACAGTAAACCCTGCAACAATCAAGCACATGGTTAAGGATCCGAGAACAGGAGTTAAGTTTGGGATAGATGGTAGTGGCCGAGTTTGGTACACAGACGGAGCAGTCTACCGGCTACTAAACGGAAATACTCTCACAAGCGCAGAGGGTAATGGACTGGCTATATTATGGAACTCAGACGACTCAGCAATGTGGCTCTTCGTATTCAGGAACGCAGTAATTGATGTAATTGATGTCTATGGAACTACTAATTTAAGAACTCCAGCGTGGAACAATAATGCATGGCAGTCAATGAACAGTGGAGCAGGAGCAGGAGAAAGACACTACGCAATAACTGGCCAAGATGGAGTAATATATTTCACAGACGACAGATATGTTGGAAGCATCCTAGAAAAGCCAGGGCAAGTATTTGCTCCTGGAACTAGCGCCACATATACATATAATAGCCAAGCGCTAGATACTCCAATAAATGAAACACTCGTACATCTGGAGGAGCAGGGAGTAAATCTACTCGCAGCAGGATCGTCCAGCAATAAGATATATCCCTGGGATAGAGTAAGTGACTCGTTCAATCTTCCATTAGCAGTGCCTGAAAACAATGTTCAGAGAATGAAAAACATAGGTGGAACTGTCTACATTCTTGCTGGAACTTGGGGAAACATATACGCAACGCAAGGAACCTATGTGTACCACTTCAAAAAGATTCCACAGCAAATAATGAACAACGCAGATAGCTTGTCAGCAAACCCGATAACTTGGGGTGGAATTGACGCTATCAACGGAAAGCTACTCTTTGGAATGACAGGAGGAACAGCAGGAAGCTCAGGATCATATCTACTATATCCAGACGGACGACTTGTAATGGATCAGATACCTACAGCAGGAGATTTCAGAGCAGAGGTATTTGATACAACAAACAACTTCTACCAGATGGGATATAACGGCGGAATCGATACGCATGAAACAGATCGATATAATAACTTTGAGGGAGTA